ATTAGAATTAATGATCAAACAGAACTCTAAGTAATCTTAGATAATATTTTTATAGCTTTCTTACGTGTCTTACATTGTTGAGCTTTGAGATTAAGTTTAATTAATCTCCAGTGATCACCTGCCTGCTTTATTTGTTTTTCTTTATTCATACAATGTTCACAATTACACTTCTCTATTAGTTGATTGCTGTCCATCCACCTATACTTGTTCTATAAATATGTAAAGTGGTTGTTGATTCTATATAATGTAGCTGACCATTAACTGGATTAGAAGGAAAACCTGTATTAGTTGTAGAAGCCACTGCCTTTGCATACTGCCAGTTAGTTCCATCATGCACTCTAAATAACTCTGTACTTGATGTATCTAACCAAGATTCACCTTTAGAGAAACTGGTAAATCCAGTTGGTGCATTATTAGGTTGAGTAGAACCTACATGTATAGGTCCAACTTTAATTAAACCTGTACTGGGAGAAGCAACATTATCTGCAAAGAATAATCCGGGATCTCCTGAATTTATATTTACACAAAGTTCACCTGCACTTATTCTGGTTGGTACTGGTCTGTCATTTAATAAACTTGATCTTCTACTTTGAATTTGTATTGTCATATCTAATTAAGATAAAATCCTGCATCTACATTTATGGACTGTTCTACTCCTGGATTATAAGTTGAGCAATCCATAGAACTTACTCCTGCTCCTGTTATTCGTTCTCCATTTAAATATGTTCCTCCCTCCACTTCTCCAAATTGAAAGTCAGGAGTAAAGTCTGTAAGTGGTTGATTAACTAATCCGATACGAACATCTTCTATCAATTTAAAATCTAAATTTAAAACTTTCTGCATAGACATCAATGTTGATGCTGCATTATTCAATAGTTTTCCATCACGACTTAACTCTCTACCATCACGTCTGATAGTATCTGTAAGTTTCATGGTTACAAGAGTAGGATCAAACTGTGCTACTTCTTCAGGTTGGTTTCTCTGTCCAAACTCAATATCCTTATTTCCTGTCCAAGGTAATCCATAACCTAATAATGCCATCCTCTCAGCAGCTTTTCTGGTACGTTCTTGTTCTTTTTCAAAGTTTTTGTAGAACTTATCTAAAGCATTACCAGCTGGTTGATCACTAGGTTCAAGTAACCAGGTATCAACATATTCATGTATTTTTAAATTACTTACAGTGCAATTACCCTGTGTAGCACCAGAGAAAGGATATATAATTACTATTGTATTTTCATCTGGAACAGAGTTCACTATATATTGACCATCTAATAAATCACCACTTGTGAAATCAATAGCTACTCTTTTATTAGGAAGTAGTCCATGATTGGCAATAGTTATTGTCACATTAGGTCCACTCTGTTGGTATCGTCCTTCGAAACTAAATTGATCATTACCCTCATCATGTTTCATAGACCATAGAGCTGCATAGATATGTTTACACCAGCGAGTCTGATAATATAAAAGACCTGAAAGAGAACCTTCTGGATCATCATTGTATTCAGGCACCTGATAAAAATTACCTGTAGGTGCATATCCAAAATCATTAAAGACTCCAGGATTATCTCTAGAATCAATTACATTACCTTCTCTATCTTGTCTTGTTCCGGGAATTACACTTTCAATACCTGTATTGGGAAATCTTTCATCAGTTGTATCTTTGTATAAATTATATTTTCTACGACGCATAAAGTCTGGACAGTTACATTGATATCTAATCTCTGTAGTAAGAAATCTATCTTGTCCTGCAAGAAAACCTCTATGTGCAGGAGTTACTGTCTTAGGTTTGTTATTTACAAGCTGTACACCATAACTTTCATCACGTTTAAATAGTATTTCATCAGTAGCTAGATCAACTCCAGTAACTGTATTTCCTACATAATTATTAAAATCAAATCCTTTTATTCTTCTTTGAACTTTTAGATTACCACTTGCTGTGGCACTGATAATAGATTCAGCTGTAAATTGAGTTGTGCTCGTAACTATTACTTTATATAAACCAGTTTTTGTATTACCTGATGTCACCTTTAAGAAAACTTGATTACCTGTAGATAATCCATGAGGAGAACTACAAGTCACTGTTACCGTATTACCTGATTGAGAATAGGTAGAGTTAACTCCTGAATCACGTTCCACTACACGATCAACAAGTCTTTCACCAGCTAATAATGTTACCGGTGTTGGCATACTTCTTATCTTCACTCTCTGTTCTGTCCATCTAGTATCAGCAAATCCCTCTGCGGTATCAGAAAACTCCTGTCTTACATTCACAGTTCCAGCTGTTGTCACTGATGCTGAACTTGTGCAAGTAAAAGTATCATCAGTCGTAGAAGTTATAACTAGTGTTTCATCAACTGCAGTTCCAGATGTGTAATCAAGGAAGGCACTTTCTCCTACACGCAATCCGTGATTGACTAGTGTTACAACAACAGTGGCACCAGACTTGTTATAAGTTCCTGCAGTTGCTGCAGTGACATATCTAACAGAATCAATGGGTAAACCAAGATCATAAAGATTAAGGCTATTGGCATCACGAATACCAACTGTATGTTCTCCTTCTTCATTACCAGCACTGGGG